GGAAGTGCAGGCGATTTACGACAAGTTCTTGCCGACGCTGCCGCGCAAGGCCCGTCCAAACCTGGACCTCTCAGGATTTGAAAAGCCCAAGCCTGCCGAGAAACTCAACGAAGGCGAAGCCTTCCTCAACCAGCTGCGCGCACGCCTGACCCGCACCCAAGACGGTGAAGCCGCTGAGTTGCGCGCCCGGGCGCTGCAGATCGAAGCCAAGGGCTACCAGGGGGTAGCCGCCGAAGCCGAGCAGTACATCCAGGTGCTCGAAGCCATCGAGCGCCAGAAGGAGGCCAACAAAGCCTTCGATGCCTACGAAAAAGAGGAAGCCGCCTCGCGCAAGATCACCGAAGGCCTGATCGGCAGCAACCGCCAACGCATCGAAGCCCTGCAGTTGCAGCGCGAGATGCTGGACCTGAGCGACACCGAGCGCGCCGTCCTGCAAGCCCGCACCGACTTTGAAAAAGCCGCCGCTGCCGCCCGCAAAGAAGCCAACCAGATAGAGGACGCAGGCCTGCGGGTGCAAACGTTAGAGGCCATCAACGACTCCTTGGCCCGGCAGCTGCCCATCGTCGAAGACCTGGTGCGAGCCAATGCCGAGTACCAGCGCAGCTTCGAATACGGGGCCAAGTCGGCCTTGAGGACCTACATCGACGACGCAACCAATGCCGCCAAGCGCGCCCAGCAGGTCACGGTCAATGCCTTTCGCTCCATGGAAGACGCGCTCACCCGCTTTGTGATGACCGGCAAGCTGGACTTCCGCAGCCTCGCCGACTCCATCGTTGCCGACCTGGTGCGCATCCAGATCCAGCGCGCGATCACCTTACCGCTGGCCAACTGGCTGGGCAGTGTCATCCCTGGCATGGGGGCCACCACTGGCGGCGCATTCCCGGCGGGTAGCAGCGATTTGATGGGCACGATGGTCAACGTGGCGCACAGCGGCGGCGTGATCGGTACCGATGCGCTGATGTCCCGATCGGTCCATCCAGCCCTGTTCACGAACGCGCCGCGTTTCCACACCGGCGGCATCGTCCGAGGGGAGGTTCCCATCATCGCCCAGGAAGGTGAGGCGGTCTTCACTCGCGGGCAGATGCGTGCGCTGGGCGGGGCCTTGTCGGCGAGACAACCACCGGCGGTAAACGTGCAGGTCAACGTGGTCAACAAGGCCCAAGGGGTGGACGCCCGCATCGAGCAGCAACGCCAACCCGATGGCGGACTGCGCCTGGATGTGTTCATCGAGCAAATCGAAGGCCGCATGGCGCGCGCCATCAGCCAGGGCACCGGGATTGCACCGACGCTGGAACGCCGCTATGGCCTCAACCCAGCCATTGGAGCCGTGCGATGACCACCGTGAACAACCTGTCTGTCTGGCCGGAGACCTTGCCACCGCCACGCGTGGAGGGCTACAGCTTCTCACCCCGGCCCAGCCTTCTGCGCACCGAGATGGAAACCGGCGCAGCACGCCACCGACTGCGCTCGCTCACCGCCCACTACCAGGTGCAGGCCGAGTGGCGCTTCAGCCAGGACGGCTTCGCCATCTTCGATGCCTGGTGGGCCTTGAACACCCGCATGGGCGAGCAGTGGTTTGTGCTGCCCCTGGCCGTGCCGCTGGAGGTGCAGGCCGTCGAAGCGCGCTTCCTGGCCCCCTGGCAGGCCGAGTTGCTGCCCGCCCAGCGCTGGCGAGTCGCCGCGCAACTGGAAATCCGCGACCTGCAGCGCCTGACCGCTGATGAGTTGGCCGTGGCCAGTGTCTATGGCAATGCGGCGATGGCCCTGGGCGAGCGGCTGCACCACTGGCTGCACGAGCAGATGCCGCAAATGACAGCGGGTCCCTCCGGCGTCACCCCGTACTTCTGAAGGATCGAACCATGTCACTCAAAACCCGCCTGGACACCTCGGTCAACCAGCTGGAGACCGACAGCAACCTGGTGCACAGCTGGGCCCATGGCAATGCGACCAAGGTCGTCACCACCGAAGGTGGCCAGGTGCGCTCACCGGCCAAGCTGATCGCCGACAAAGACGCCGAGATCAACACCGGGGCCAACAGCCTGTTGTCGCAAGCCAAGACGGCGGCCACCAACGCCGCAGCCTCGGCCACCACGGCCAGCAGCAAAGCCACAGCGGCCAGTACATCAGCCAGTCAGGCGGCGGCGTCTGAATCCAACGCAGCCACTGCTGCCACTGCTGCTGCCAGCAGCGAGGCCGTCGCGAAAGCCGCCGAGCAGGCATCCACCCAAGCCAAGCTGGCGGCAGAGACTTCGGCCTACGCCGCCTGGCAATCCAAATACCAAGCCATCCAGGCCGAAACGCGGGTCACGTTCAGTGCCGCCCGTGCGCAAGAGGCAGCCAGTCAGTCCGAGCAATCGGCCAAAGCGTCTGCCGCCAGCGCCGACCAAGCCACCCACCAGGCCTTCCTGGTGCGACTGGACATGCAGACCGGCCAGGTCATGGCCACCGCTGCCCATGCCAGCGGCACCTTGGCCAGCGCCTCGGCCCAACAGGCCAGCCAGTCAGCAGCGGCCTCACTGGCCCAGGCCAACCGGGCGCAGTCCCATGCCCAGGCAGCCCTGGCTTCGCAAACCGAAGCGGCCGCATCGGTATTGGCCTGCGCCGCCTACGTCGACACAGCAGACGCCCTGGTTGCCAGCCCCTACACCCGGCTGGCCGCCGACCTCATCAGCACCCAGGCGGTGATGGTCGAGCACCACGCCTTCACCTGATCTTTACCTGATGCCGCCCCGCATCAGAACCCCAACCTCCAAGGAGCCCACGATGGCTGAATCCGCCAGCGGTCTGATGACCGAAGTGGCCACGCTCACGCACGCCACCACCCAACTGCTCAACAGCGTCAATGTGCGCAAGGTCACGCTCGACGAGAAGGTCGACGCCGCTGCCGCCAGTGCCCAGGCCTCCGCCCAAAGCGCTGCCGCCTCCAACGACAGCGCCACCCTGGCCGCCACGGCTTTGGATGAGGCCGAAGCCGCCCGTGACACCACCCTGAGCTACCGCGACCAGGCGGTGGCCGTGGTCACCAGCAACGACGGCTCGTTCGCCTCTGCTCCGGGCAAGGTGCCGGTGGCCGGCATGGACGGCAAGATCGACTTCGACTACCTGCCGCTCTTGGAGCACAACGCCAAGGTGGCCGAAGCCCTCATCCGCGCCACCCACGAAAACCTCCAGGACTTCTTCGACGACCGCACGGTGGCCTCCCAGGTCACCAGCAACAGCACGCGGCTGTCTGGCCTCACCGCCCATGTCGACACCCAGGTCCAGCGCCTGGACGCCAAGATCAACGGCATCGAGCCCGGCATTCCGCCGGTCTACAAGGGCCTCATCGAGCAGGACTTCCTGATCGACGGGTTCGAGTCCGCCTACACCGCCGAGATCCTGCGCGGCATGGGCGGCTCGGGCCTGTACAGCACGCGCAACTACTCGGTGGACGATGGTTTCCAGGCCCTGCACCGGCCGTTCACCGTCACCTCCACCGCCCAGTTCCAGCACAACCACCCCAACTACTACCGCATGGTGGGGCTGGGCGAGCTGTGTGCCATCGTCAACGGCTACTACGTGCGCACCACGCACAACGACCCCACGCTCATCGATCAAGACGGCGCCATCTTGAGCGCCCCGGCCGTGCCCGCTGCCGTACTGGCCAAACCCACGGGCGTCACGCTGAACACCACCGGCACGGTCAGCATCGACACCGCCGGTGACACCCAGGCGCGCTACATGCGCAATCTGTTTACCAACAGCCTGGAAGACACCCGGCTGGACCTGCTCTACCTCGAAGTCTGGCTCGAAAAACTTCCCGCTGGCGGCGAGCTCAACACCACCATCCAGTCCTTCCGCCACCAAGAGAACGCCAACCGCCTGCGCGACCTCTTGAACTTCGCCGAAAAGCTCAACTTCTCCGGCGCCAAGGACCTGCCTGAGAACGGGTCCTTCCGCTGCGGTGTCATCACCTTTGTGGACGCCAACGGCGTGCCCGAATACGCCTACGTCAACTACCGGCTGCGCGCCCGCTCGGTGGGCAAGTTGGCCCCTCGGGTTGCCAAAACCAGCTACAGCACCGGTGACCAGACGCCGTCCATCTCGTTTGGCGTGGTGGCCTCCAGCTTTGGTGGCACCCACGGTCACGCACTCGATGTGCCGCTCACCGCTGCCGAGATGAACACCCTGATCGGTGGCGGCACGCTGTACGTGGAAACCAGCTACGGCAAGTCCCCCGCATCAGCCGAGTCGGAGTCGCACGCCCACCTGCGGTCCTTGACTTGGAACGGCAGCACCCTGGTGGGCAGCTCCCTGGGCGCCCGGGCGGTCGGGGCACCGGCCAACACCTTCACGGCCGTGAGCAGCACGCCGCCCACGGTCACCAGCTACCGCAAGGCCGATGGCACTTACGCCGGCCCGGTGGTCTGGAACACCAGCGCGGTGCCGCACCAGCACCCCATGGACGTGCAAATGGTGCAAGACCGCTTCCCGTTCGATCTGGCCAAGGCGGTGGCGCACACCATCGACAACAGCAACCGCTTCAAGCTGGTCAAAGACATCGAGGCCTTGAACCGCCTGCGCGAAGGCGGCAGCCCCAATGCCGGCTGGGTGGACCTGGCGCTCTCGGGTCTGGCCCGCTTCACGCTCGATCAGGACAGCATGGACGCGTTGTGCAGCCAGGTCTGGGGCCTGGACGGCGAGGGCGCCTTCATTCCCGAGGCCATCAACTCCTACGGCACGACGTTCACCACCTACAACGTGGTGGGCACCGCCCAGGCGAATCTGGCCAAGTACAACCGCACCTACAAGATCGGCACGATTGACGCCGCTGGGCGCACGGTGGCGCGCCGGGGCTTTAACGACCCCACGCTGTACGTGGCCCGCACCACCAAGCCCAATGTGGTCGAAGGCTACAGCTACATGGTGCCGCTGGAGCTCATCGTGCGCTCCCCGCTAGAGGTCTGGAACCCCTGGGGCCTGGTGGTGATCGATGGCGACGGCAGCCAGGGCACGGGTGCGGGCACCCAGGCCAGCCCCTGGAACGCCGCCTACACCCGGCTGTGGTGGAACCTGATGCCGCCCAACTTCTTCTCGGCTGGCGTCTCCGACCCGGCCGACACCACCTCGGGTGGGGTGTGGATCCGTGCCGCCGACGGCAAAGCCTACCCGGCCGACAACTCGGGCATCACCATCACCCGGGGCAATGCGGCCAATTACCGCGATGCGAGCAACGCGATTCTGTCCACCACGTTTCGCTTTCGCTACGCCATCGCCCCGGCCTGGCACGAGTTCACCTACGCCAACGTGCAACTCAACAACTTCAAGAACACCGTGCGCAGCGTGCTCAAGGGCCTGGTGGCCGGCAGCGTCACCGCCGCCGACATCGACAAGTTGCTCTGACCCGCTTCCCTTCCACCCAATCTCGACATCACAAAGGAACCCACCATGTCCATCGAAACCGACCTGCAAAACGCCGTGGCTGCCGCCTCAGCCTTGAACCAAACCGTGCAAGGCAAGATCGACGCGATCAACAGCACCGTGAGCAGCGCCATTGCCAGCAACGACGCGCGCACGGCCAGCGCCATCACCGGCATGACCAATGCGGTCAATGCGGAACTGGCCAATATCCGGCCCTACAGCGCCAACTACGTGTTCTGGAACACCCTGGCGCCCACCAGCCGCATCCGCATCTTCCCCGCCATGAAAATCGGCCACCCCTGGGCCGACGGCTCGCTGGTCGACGCGTCGGCCGACGGCAAAAACCCGGTGGTCTGGGACAACGACGCCGGTGGTTACCGCCCGGCCGACAGCATCAACAAGAACCCCTTCATCGAGTGGGGTGCCATCGACGAGTGGAATGCCTTGACCACTGGCGATAAGGGCACCGGCATTGGCACGGCTTACTCCCCGGTGCTGAGGAACCCCACCAACGGCCAGCCGCTGTCGTTCACCAATGCGGCCGGGCAGACGGACTACTACCGTTGCTATGCCGACTTCAGTACCGACGGTGTGCCGGTCTGGGGTCGCCGCCGCCTGGTTCCCTTTGATGATTTGCACAGCATCAGCGGTCGCAAAGCCTATCTGGTGATGTCCGGCTCGGTGATCGGCCACCCTGACCGTCTGGCTCGCACTTTTGTGAACGTGGGCAAGACCTCCGAAGGGTCTTACAGCAACACGCATGACCATCGTCGCCAGGACCTCAACGGTGACGGCATCGTCGAGAGCACGGTGAATAACTGGGCGCGCCCCCGCTTGGCCCGCCATGCCAGTGCCGACACCACATGCGGCAACCCTGCCGCTGGTGACGCCCAGTCTTCGACGGGCTTGGTGGCTGTGCAGGGGCAGGCCTACAACGGGACGTCCATTCATCGGAACTTCTCGAACGTCACCACCGAGCAGTTGGTTGCCGATCCAACCCTCGTGCCCATTCCCTACACCGACACGCCCAGCAACAGCTACCAATCGGTGTGGGCCATCCCGGTGGGTGATCTGGCACCGGACAGCAGTGTGCGGTGGCGTCTCTACAACTGGGGCTACACCGGCCTCATCGTCGAAGGCTGGGGACTGGCCTACATGACGCCGGTCACCCGCTGACCGATCCCCAGACTCATCCCCTAACTGATCCTCCCAGGAGAACCCCACATGTACGTCATTCGCAAAGACACCGGCGCAGAAATCTTCCGTGGTCCGGCCGAGCACGCCAAGGCTTTCTATGGCAACGGCACCCGTTGGCTCGACCGCGTGGTCGACGACACCGACCCAGACAACCCCGTCGAAGTCGAACCCGGTGCCGAAGTCGCCCTCGAACTCCACTACGAAGACACCGCTTCAGAAAAGCTGCTCTACCTGGCCGACACCGACTGGTACGTCATCCGGGAGCAGGAAACCGGCAAACCCGTGCCTGACGAGGTGCGCGCCCGTCGCTCGGCCATCCGCGTCTCGCTGTGACCGGGGTGGCCCATGCCCGATCCCACCTTGTCCGAGGCGATCCAGGAGGCCTACGCCCACGCCCCCACGGACGCCATCATCCTGCACACCCTGGAGCTGCGCCATCCCGACTTCCGCGATGAGGCCGGCAACCCAGTGGCCATCCGCGTGGTGCGCGACCAGGTCGACCTGACCGCCCGGCTCGAAGCCGACGCGCCGCTCAACGCGGGTCAGCGGGTCACCTTTATCGCCATGGGCTTTGAGCTGGACCTGCCGCCGGTGGACACCGCGCCCGTGCCCGAGATCGTGGTGACGCTGGACAACGTCAGCCGAGAAATCGTGCGCCACCTGGATGCGGCGGCCGAGTCGCAGGCGGTCATCGAGATCACCTACCGACCGTACCTGTCCAACGACCTCGAAGGCCCGCAGATGGACCCGCCCATCACCCTGGTGCTCACCGAGGTGGAGGCCGATGTGCACCGCGTCACCGCCCGCGCCCGCATGATGGACATCGGCAACAAGGCCTTCCCCGGCCGTACCTACACGGCCCGGGAGTTTCCGGGGCTGACGCGATGAAAACCAGTCATGAGGACTCAGCACGGAGGACTGAGGAACCCCACAAACCGCTGGCGCTTTCACTGAGTCCTGAGTCCTCAGCACTCAGTCCTCTTATCGGCCTGCCCTGGGTCGCCGGTGCCCGTGGCCCCGATGCCTATGACTGCTGGGGCCTGTTCCTGGCCGTGCAGCGTCAGCACTTCGGCCGCGACTTGCCCGAAATCCCCGTCGACGCCCTGGACCTGCGCGCCGTGCTCGATGCCTTCACCGCCCACCCTGAGCGCCAGCGCTGGCAGCCGGTCAGTGCAGCAGAAGAGGGCGATGCTGTGCTGATGCGCCAGTCCCGTTACCCGGTGCACATCGGGGTGTGGCTGGACATCGACGGCGGTGGCGTGCTGCACGCCGTGCGCCACGCCGGGGTGGTGTTCCAAACCCTGGCAGCGCTCAATGCCCACGGCTGGCGGCTCGAAGGCCACTACCGGTTCAAGGACGGCGCAACACCATGAACACCCCGACCTCAGCACTCAGCACTCAGTCCTCAGCACTGGTGGTCTGGCCCCGCAACCCCTTCCACCCCGCCGACAAAGACCTCTACCCCGTCCAGCCCGGCAGCACGGTGGCCGACTGGATGCGCTCGCAGTCGATCACCGAATTCCCGCTGCCCACCGTCTGCCTGATCAACGGCCAGCCGCTGCTGCGCCGGGATTGGGCCATCCGCCCCCTGGTCGCGCACGATGTGGTGGTCCTGGTCGGTCTGCCCGGTGGGGGCGGCGGTGGTGGCGGCGGCAGCAACCCACTGCGGGTGGTGC